GCCATTGCCGGCCCCTTTCCAATTCCACGCTGCGCGCCCGACGTGCGTCAGCAATTTCGATGCGTCATGATCTAGGTAGACCGTGAACCCAGCTTCGCGCGCTCGGCGAAAGAACGGGTTGTCCTCGGTCGTGTACTTCTTCGTCTCAGGGTTGTAGTCCGGCATGAACAGCGGGCGGGGCATCTTGCGGAACACATCGACCTCGATTACGCTCACACCGAACCCCGAGTACGCGACCGGTTGAATCCCGGTCTTCTCGCCCGTCAACGTGATGCGCTTGTCGTCCAGACCGACTGCGACGTATTGCGGGTCTTCACGCCACGTCTCGGTCTTGATGAGGTAGTTCGTCGTCACGATCTTCTGACGGCGGCCGAGCAGGATTTCGAGCACCTGCGGCTCGAAACTCATGTCGTCGTCGAGGAACATCAGATGCGTGCGGTCCGTCTCGATTGCGTGCTCGACGATCTGCTCGCGGTTCTCGATCCAGTTGCTCGACTCCACGATCTGCATCGTGATGTCGATCGTCGCCTCTGGCACGGTACGAACGCCACGCGCTGACGTGTACGACAACAGCGTTGCCAGAGAGTATGCAAACGACATCGGGACCGTCCCAGCGCTCGGAATCCCAATGACGAGCCGGATGTTGCTCACGACGCCATTGCTTGGTTTACGTCGGTGATCGTTACCTCGCCCTGCCACACGCGATCCAGAGCAGAGACGGTGCCTGTCGTCTTTGTGGCGCCACCGAACAGCACTTCCGCACGCGACGCCTTCTCAGTGCCAGCCAGCAGGATCGCCTCGGCGTTCGTGCCGGCGGTTGCGTTGCCCCAGATGTCGGTGATCCATTTGCGAACCTTGTTGCGCGAGAAATCGCGTTGCGGCTGCCCTAGGAACAGCGCCCACGAATCGCGTTTTCCAGCCGTGAGCGCATCGAACGTACTCATGTCCGGCGCATCGTCACTGTCGCTCGCCGGAACACCCGTGCGCCACGCCAGCGTCGTCGGGGTAGCGTCGGCGTTGAACGCCGCTGCGATTGCGGGGTAGTCAGTACCCGGTCCGTTACTGATTGCGGCCAGTGCCGGGTCGGCCAGGATCGCCGCCTTCAACGTAGCAAGCTGTGCAGGTGTCATGTCAACCCCGTCAAGTAATAGTGAAAATCCCGCTCGCGTTCCACGCAATCGTGAACGTGTTACCGGTCGTAGCGGTCACATCAGCAGGCGTCGTGTCCAACAGGACATACGCCACCAGATCATCACTCGCAGCAGTGTCATCGTAGATCACCGCATACCGGGCGACCATGTTTCCGCCCGTCGCCGTCCACTGCACATCAGCAGCATCGAAGGTGGCAGTGGCACCCGAATGCCCCCAGGTCACACTCGCAAGCGCCGCGCCACCCGTTGCATACCCCGGAGCACCTTGGTTTGCGTGCTCATTCGTCACGTCGGCCTTAACAGTGTGCGTACCGGCATTTGGCGTATAGGCGCTCGTAGTCAGCATCACCTTAAAGGTATGCGTGTCCAGATCAATCGTCCCGTCCGCAACCGTCTCGCGGAACGATTCGTAAAACGTAATGCTTGCAGCCATAGCAGCCCCTTTAAACCAGCATCGCTAACCCCAACACCATCCATGCGAGCGCAGCAATCAACAACTTCGCCCGAACACTCATTGCAACCCAATCAAGCACGTACTCGCAGCGGCGGGCCAGGATGCTCTCGCGCACGCAGGGCAGCAATGAATGCCGCCGAACCTGGGCCGAACTGTGTGTCCTCGACGCCAACGAAGGCATACACGCCGGGTAGCCGATTGCCACCCTGCTCCGCCTCCCCGATGTACGAGAACAGGACACCTGGCGCAGAGTACGCGCCGCCCTCGCCTGGAATCAACGCACCGTGCTGCATCAGCAGATCCACAATGTCGCGCGCCGAAGCACCCTTGATATTGATGTCAGTGGGCATGGGTTATCCTCCCGAAAGGGCCTTCAGTGTTCCATCGTCCAACCTGCGCGGCCAGTACCGGATTGAGCGGATGTGGCCGCATAGGTAGCCGCCGCCACCAGACCAGGCGCTTGCCAGCGACCCAATGGAAAATGCGGTTGGCGTCGGGATCGTTCCAGTGGCATCTGCCTCTACAGCCCCACCTTCAAACGACACTGCAAAGTCATTTGCCTTGTATGCAAAGGCTTGCGCCAACACAACACCGGGAGACGCAGTGCCACCCCCATCGAACGAAGAAATCTGAGCAATCCCACCGTCATACAGTGATGCCAAAACCGCTGCCGAAGATACCGGCCTGTTCATGTAGACAACCTCAGCCGATCCAAATGCGAGAGTTGGGTCACCCGCCGCCCAGAATCCACGAGCAGTTGCATCCGTTGTCGTAGCCGACACATCGGCCGACGTAACAAACGTCCCCTCCGTCTGGGTATACCAGTTGGAGAAGTTCGTCCCCGTCATCGTGGCAGAGTCAGCACTGCGGACCACGCTGGCGGCTACAGTGGGGATGTAGGACGTAGCGAAAGATCCCGCTTCAAGTTGGGCGCCCCACAAATAGCAATCAAGTGTGCCGGCTCCGTTCTCGCCAATTACGCACCGCATTTGAGTAGTCAATGCGTTAGTTGTCACAGACACTGTGATGCGCTGCCAACCGCCCCCAGCAGTTACAACAACGTGTGAATATGTGTTCGCAGTTGACGCAGGAACCGCATTAAACTCTGCAAACCCTAACGAGACTGTCCCGCTTGTGCTTGGCTTGACATATATAGTCAAGGTGTAATCTGCACCAGCGGATACCGCAAATAGTGCAGACCACACAACGCCGGAGCCAATGGTAAAAGTATTCAGTCCAGCAGCCAGGATTGCGTTAGCCCCACCCATCGGGTCCGTCTGTCCAGTCGTTACCGTAACGGCACCGTCTTTTGTCCACCCCGTCGAGAGATCCTGGCTGTACGTCAGCAAGTTCGTCCGCTGTTCCTCGATCAGCAGACCAAGAGGGGCCAGTGTTGAAGGGTTGTAATCGAAGCGGGCGCCATAGAAGGCAGCCGATGTCGTCTGACGATAGGTGCGCGCGGTGGAGCCATACTCCAACTGTGCGCCCCAGAAATACATCCCTGACGACCCATCACCGTCGTATTGATCCCCGGTACCCCCACTAGACGCGGCACTATCGCTCATCCGCGTGTCAACGTAGGCCGACGCGCCTCCAGGATCTACATAAGAGATGCTGCACCTATACCACCCATTGCCGGCATCAGATATTGTTGCAACGATACTCAGATTGTTTGCCCGTATCGTGGCGGTCGCTGCCGCTAGGTTAAAGTCTGCCGAGCAATAGGTGACCCCGCCGCCGCTCATCGCCAGCAGCATCACCGTAGACCGCTCGGCCGCCTTTACATAGACGCTGAATGTGTAGGCACTTGCAACCGAAGTAAAGGTTCTCCTGAACCCGACGTGAAGAATACCAACACTAGAATCTTCGACGGCCTTATCTGCTGTCAGTGTTCCATCCGGCGCTGTTGTGGCGTTTATGGAGCCGCCCGATACTGCCGCCCCTGGGTGCGTCCAGTACACGTTGTCGAACTGCTCTGAATACTGCAGGAGGTTATGGTCAGCCCAGTCGATCAAGCCGCTCGACCGCACCACGGTCGCATGCGACCCGCGCGAGAATGTGACGCGCGAATCCAGCGTAGCGCCGCCGACGAACGACAGGTCCAGCGACGCGCCTTGATGTCGAGCAAATGACAGCCCGGTTCCGTTACCAAGAGACATTTGGCGCTCGCAACTGTTATCGAGAGTTATAAACACCAACCATATTAGTCGCAGTCGTGTTTGTACTCATTACCTTCACAACCGTCAATGGAATTACAGATCCAGCGGGCGCATTCTTGAATGTCACCGCGGACGTCCCACCGGCCGGCATAACAGCAACATCGCCTCCAACCCCAACATAAATAGCACACGCATCAAGAATCGTCGTGTCGCTAGGAGTGATCGCAACAGCCTTGATCGGGAAAACAACAGTCGTGTTCATGCTATAGCTCCAAAATTACTGCAAACCAACCGCGCGACCATCCGGGCCACGAACAATAGACCGCTCTACCTTACCCCTTCGCACACCGGTCGCCCTGCCGGTATTCGGATCCCTGACAATTTCCGCCGGAGCACTAATATATTCAGCCATTTCCTTGAGCATGTCCATTACGCCCTCAATACCGCTGGAAACGCTCTCGTCGGGTTTGTGCAAATCCCTCTGCGTTTGATCGCCCATCCCGGCAATCTGTAGTTTGACCGCAGCTTCCAGTTCTGCGCGCCATTTTTCAAATTCAAGCCGCTGCTGAGTCTGCGCGGCATCCATAGCCGCCTTCTGGCGCTCAAGTTCAGCCTTGCTCTGAGCCTCAAGCAGCTTTTGCCTTGCCTGCATTTCCTCGCGTTGCTTGTCAACCTCTGCCTGCAGCATGAGTTTTTGCTTTTCCAGCTCCTGTTCGGCCTGAAACTTCTGCGCATCAGCCTGAATCTTGATTTGCTCAATCTGCATTTGCGACTGAGACTTGATCTGCTCAGGACTCGGCGGCATTGGCTGCGGGTTTTGCCTCGGATTCGTCCAAAACTTGTCTGGATTGGCAAACCCAGCCAACTTTGTCATTTCCATCACCGTTTCGTACAGATTCGCGGGTTGAGCAACACCCATCGGCAACAACTGCATCTGCGCAGCAAAGATATTGCCCAAAACCTGCTGCAAAGACTCCTTGTTCCCAGCGCCAACTCCAACAGAAATTCTCACATCACGCTTCTTGCGCCAGTTCTGAGGGTCAACCAAAACCCAAGAACCATTCAACTTCAGCGTCAACGCCTTGTTTTCGTGCTTGGCAATCAACTCCTGAACAATGCCGAATAATTCCTCTACAGCAGGCGCCATCACACGCGCCAGATGCTCCACCCGCATCGACGCCATGTTCTGCAGCGCAACCGTGCCAGATGCCGTCCGGTTAATCGCCCCAGCATCCGTGCCACTGAAATAACGACTCGCCCCACTACGATTCTGCGCATCTTGATCGAAATACTCCAAACTTCCAATGATGGTGTCAAACGCCATCGGATGCGTCAATGGCATCACATGGCCCTCTGACGGCAACGAATCGTCCAACATACGAACAACCCCACCTGGACGTGCGTCCAGAAAGTCGTTCATGTTCACGCGACTCGAAATAATGTGCCGACCATTATTGGCAAGATACAAATTGTCCAGACCACCACGCTTAACAGCAGTCTTGATGTTCTGAATGTCCAGAATCGACTCGGCCTCACCCATCCCCACATGCCGATGAGGCAACGGATGGAAGGTCATCGAACTTACCGGAATCCTGCCAGCCGGCTGCGCAAAAAGAGCCCTGTTTCCAACAGCAATCGCGTAATACAGCCGAGAAATGCCATCACCCTCGAAATCACCACGAATCCAGATCATCCGCGCCCACACTCGGCGCATCACCCCTTTTTCATCATCAACCCTGTTCTCGCCAAAACGATCCCGCGACCAATCCTCTGCCGTGGGGTCCGAACTCTCATCATCACTTATGTCTTCAGGAACATCCAGACCCATTGCCCTCAAATCAGCAATCGTCTTTTCCTGTCGAAACTCAAAATATGGACAGTCAGACAACATCCACGACGGCGTATCAATACTCACATAACAATGCTCTTGAGGCAAAACACTGATGCAAACCTTGCCAGTATTCTCACTGCGCTCAATGACTAGATCATGCAAGAAAACCTGCTGCGGAGGCAACGGCTTTTGAGGAATCGCAATATCATTGCCCTGCTGACGAGCAATCTTTATCTGTTGCATCGCAACATTCCACTGCTGCAACGCCATTTCATACTGCTTTTGAAGATCAGCGGTGGCCTGTTTGTCAATAGTCTGAGAGTGCTGGATAACGCTGACATCCTTGTCAGAAAGCAAGGCCGCCATTTGATCTTCGGACTGGCCTTCGTATACCTCTCTTACCCTATTCTGCGATTCATCCCAATACGCCATGACATATCCATTCATGCCCAACATCGCATCCATCATCCAATCATGGCAAATCTGCTCCCACGGGTTTTGATCCACAACTACATGATTCAAAACGGCGGTCGATTGCTCAGCAGCCGCCTCATCATCAGGACCAACCGGAACTAGCTTACATACACTTTCCGATTGACTCGCAAAAATCCTCACCAAACTCGGCAACAGCGTATTAATCGTCTGATAAACCGTCCGGTCAACTACCTGCGATCGCCCCTCCGGCGCAGGATTCGTGTTCAGGCCCAAATACGCCTCGATGGCTTGCGCACGGCGCTGACCCAAAGCACTCGTCTCATCCGTCCCGTAACTGTTTTCGCGGGCGGCCTCGACGCTTGACATCAGCAGTTCCAGGTCTATCGCCATCTTTGCTCTCCAAACCCGCTTCTAGCGCGTCGATTCTAGTCTGTAACAACTCAATCGCCAAAATCAACCTATTCACCTGCTCCAAAAGCCAAGGAATATGCTTCACATCCCTCAAATTCAACACCTAAACCACCCCAGCAGTCGAATACTGAATAGGCTTGAGTTTACGCCTCAACGGCGTCGATATGTGCTCCAAACCCCTACCTATCAAACTCATCACATCCACCGCATCATCATTCCGCCCAGCCGGAAACCTCAACAACTGACCCTCAACAGCCTCCCGCCAGCTCGCATACCGAGGAAACCATACCTTGCCCATACTCATCAACGCCTGAATCCCCCTCGCCCTCACATCCTTCTCACTAATACTCGCCATCCACTCAATCCGGCACCACGCACTGCGCTCCGACTGCCGCTTCAAAAGAAAAGGCTCCACACTCCTCCTGATCGGACCACTCTCACCAAACCACACCATCGGACCATGCTTCTGAATCAAATCCAACAAAGACTCAATCCAGATATTAGGAGCAGTCCGACCACGCCACCAATCCACAACGAATACGTTACCACCCGGATCAACACCAAACACCCCATGCTCAGTCCAGTCCCCACCACCCTCAGTCACCGCAAAATCACTCGCACCATATAACTTCATCACCTTCGGCAATTCATCATACGTCTGTATCCACTCACGCTTGAAATAATCCCCCTCATCCCCCGTAGGCTCCTGCTGATACAACGCATGCCACGACCGAGCATCCAACTTCGCCGACTCAACCATCCCATCCGTAAACCACTCAGGCCACAACCTATCACCAACACCACGCCCAAGCGGATCACCCTCAACTGCCAACATCGGCAACTTGATAACCTCCCACTTGTCACCCTCACGCTCCAATATCCGACCCATCAAATCATCCTCGTGCCAGCGAGTAGCAACAACAATCTGCCTCCCACCAGGCTTCAACCGAGTCAATAAATCATTCACATACCAATCCCACGCCCTCTCCCTAGACCTCTCACTGTCCGCATCCTCACGACTCTTCACCGGATCATCAATCACCACTAAATCCGCCCGACGACCAGTAATCGCCCCACCAACACCAGCCGCAAAATACTCACCACCACCCTTCGTATCCCACCGACCAGCCGCCCCACTGTCCTCCGCTAAACCACCACCAAACACCGCAGCCCACTCCCGACTAGCCACAATGTTCCGCACCCGACGCCCAAACCTCTCAGCCAACTCACTCGTGTGACTCGCCGCAATCACCGAATGCCCACCATTCCGACCCAAATACCACGCCGGAAACTCCACACTCGTGTACGTACTCTTCGCACTCCCAGGCGGCATACTCACCATCAACCTCGCAACCTCCCCACTCTCAACCCTCTCCAACGCCCTAATCAATAACCGATGATGCACCGCAGGCTCATACCCAGCATCCCGATACCTCATC